GCTTAAACAGTTGTCGCATACCGCCTTCAGCTAAATTTCTAGCTACAACTTCTGCCTGCCCTGCCGCACCCTGCATTGTTGCCGCTATTGCTGTCGCACTAGCTGATTGTAATACGTCAGCATTTAAACCCTGCGAGGCTCTGCTAACGCCTGTTTTGTTTTCTACTAATGTGTCAAAATATTGCAAAGCGGGTAAGGTAGAACCTGCGGTAAATGGCACAACTTGCTCACGAATAGAACCTTGCTGTTTAACTCGCACTATTCTTCCTATTTCGTTGTTTAGCAAATCATCAACTGAAACTTGCCCGTCGACTATTTCGAGACCCGGATTGTTAGTCAATGCAACGTTATCTAAAACGCCACGAAGCATAGACGTTGCTGCATCTTGGTCGTCCATTACGAGGTCAACTAGACTGCTACCGAAAAAGGCATGGGGTTCTGGGTCTACTTCAAAAATCGCAAAAGGTACTTGGTCAGCTAATTCGCACGATAAAACTTTATAGCTCGAACCGCCTAGTATGAAACGATACATAAGAGGCTCACCTGTTCCCTCTTTGTCTATTTTCATATATGCCTCAGTGACTACGACCTTTCTGCTAGTCGGGTCAGTGCTTTCGTCATCGTCTTCATCAACGGCATAATTTCTACGTTCAAACTCACTTTCCGCTTCGAAAGTAGCCATGTTACCCTGTAGGTTATGAACCTCTTCGTGGTCGAAACCCATTGCAAGCAAGTCGCCTATAGTCATATCTGTTCTATGGCCGATTACAAAAAAGTCATCTATGCTTCGTGCGTTTCTATCAACAAAAAATTCTTCTGGTGGTATCGACGTTATAGTTATGTCACCGCGAGTTTTTTGGCGGCTTATTTTAACATCGTGGAATTTAACCTCATCTTCCACGCCACCATCTTCAATAACCGCTTCTATGGTTTCTGTATGCTCTAATACAGTAACCTCATTAGGTTCTAGTAAATAATTAAATTCTTCTTCCGTTAAATTTCTAAATTCATGGATTTCACTTGTTTTAATGTCTTCATACATTACTTTCGCAATGCCACACTTCTTAACCATCGCATCCTGAAAAACATCATTTAGCAATCTATAGCCATTATTTTGCATAAATTTGTAATTTGCGAATTTTGTCATTTGTTCGCACATTTCAACATCTTCTGGCATTCTTGGCACAAACTCGACTACGTTTTCCGTGCTTAGAAAAACACGCTGTATCGAAGGCTTTAAACTTTTAACAACTTCCCGACATTTAGTTGCAACAACTTTTGACCGTCCGTCTTCGTACCCAATATCAACCTCGCCATCGTAATAACGCTGTGATTTTAACCTAGGCTCTGTTATCTCGGCCTCTATGAAGTCAACGGCATCTTCAACGGCTTTCTGAATAATACCCTGAACTGTTTCATCGTCCATTTTTTCTATTTTCATCTTAATAACACACCTGTCTGAGATTGTATTTCACTTGCAAAGGGGTCATCACCTACTGCTATTGCGCCTCTTGCTCCTGCTTGCGAAGCTCCCGCCGCCGCTTCTAGCATTTTAAATGCCCTTGGGCTTTTCTCGAAAACTTCTTTTGATAAACCATTGGCAACAATATTTCTAAACAATTCTACTTTGTTTTTCATGCTCATTTCTCTAACATATCGAACTGCTGTTGCTCCGCCTACTTCTAATGCTGCACCGACTGCCGCGCCCACATAAGGGTTGTCAGCATATGCCGCGCCAAGAACTGTTGCGATTGTTCCTAAAGCACCCATTTGGTTCATATTACTTCTGCCGCCTGTTAGAGAAAAACCGCCCATAGACATGTTAGCAATTAAATTTCCAATAGGACTACCTTCACGGATTTGCGTTAATAATTTTAATTCATCTTTATTAAACTGTCGTCTTTTTTTTCTATTTCGTAAAATGCTACTTATTTGGTTTCTCAAACCACTTTCTAAACCACCTGCGTATGTTTTAGCATTTTCCAATAATTCTTCGACAACTTCTGTTTTTTTCATTCTGTTCCACGTTTCACGTGCTTTACTAAGTTCTTTAACAGCCGTTTGCACGTTTCCGCCGTATATATCGCCTTTTGATAATTTATTAACAAAATCGTCTAAACTTTCGCTTATTATCATTGCTAGTCTTTGTTCTTCTTTATTACCTATCTCCGCTTTTCCTGCGCGGGTTAACTTATTTAAATAGTCAATATCATCTATAGAAAACCCAGTGTTATCTTTAACTATTCTTTTTAATTCGTCGTTCATCGCATTAATAGTATCTGCGGCCTTTGGTGTTAGTTTATCTCTAATTGGCCTACCACCCGACACTTTAGCAATAACGTCATCTAACATAGATTTAAATGCTTCAGGCTTTATAGACACACCTGATTTGAAAGCTTTGTCGTATGCTTCTGAAGCTTCTAATTTTAATTGTTCTAATGCTTTCGCACCCTGCGCTGCTGCTTTTGCAGCTCTTTTAGTTAAAAACGATTTTACTTGCTCGTTAACTGTTTTTCCTGCGACAGAAAAAGCACCGGTTAATGCCATACCCATCAAAACACCGAATGGTGCTTGTAATATTCTTTCATTAAAAGAACCATCGCTATTAAGAAAAGCGGCCGCGCCACCCATTGCCCCAGATGTTGCTAACATACCGCCAACAGTTTTTGTTGCACCAAACGGTAATGCGAGACCGCCAGTTAATTCAGCAGTAAGAGAGGCTTTTGGGTAATCCTCTCTAAAATCTTCTATTCTTTGTTTTTCTCGTGATTGTTCTTCCCGATAAATTTCTGAGAATGGTCTTTCGTCGCCACCTAGTTTTTTTACGGCCGCAACACCACCACCTACTGCTTCGTCGCTGCCACCAAAGGTTATACCTTGTAAAAAGTTTCTTGCACCGCCAACAACAGGTCCACCGTAAGACGGTCCTACTTCAGTATTAAAACTTATGCTTTGACCTTGTTTGCCCGCATATTTAAGAAATTCCATTTTTTGGTCGCTTGACAAATCCATAGCATTAGCAAACTTCATTAACGGCACATTTTTAAAGTCAGGGTGCTTATAAAGACCGTAAAGTAATTTGCCGTCTGGCACGCTATCGTAGGATGGATTTTTTTGTCTAAATTCTCTTAAACTGGAAGCCATTATTCTACACTCTCATCACCAAAATCTAAATCTAACGGATTTTCTGGGTTTACTGGTTTTTTCGTTGTATTATTTTGCGTATCATTTGGCGTTTCAATGTTTTTCGTAGGGTCTATCCTTAAATATTTAGTGTAATAATCGTTTACTGTTACGCCCTCTTGCGATAAGTAAGCGGCTGTATCTTTAAGAGCTATTGATGCTTTTTCTTTCGCATCTATTCGTTCAAGCAACCATTCTCTTAACTCTGGTGGCGATAAATCCGTTCTAGGCATACCTAAATCCATCGCTAAATCCATCTCACTTTTCGACAGCGCACCGAAGGTAACACTACCAATAACATCTAAACCAAGTTCACCTCCTATAGTTTCTAATAACGCTGTTACTGCACTTGTAGTTGGTATAATTTCCGCAATTCTACCAGATGAGGCACCTTTATCTAATTGGTCTAGTGCTTGCTTATATAATCGAACAGTATTGTCGATATTCGCAGCTTGTTTATAAACCCCATCAACCCATGCAACTTTCTTAGCAGCAAATCCTTTTGCACTTTCAATCTTAGTAACAAACTCATATCTGCCTTTTTGTGTGCCTGCAGAACGCGATTGTGATTTGTCACCTACAAATTCAATCTCACCTTTTTGTGCTGCTAATATATAATCATCTATTTCTTTTTGGTCTGTAAGCCTGCGGTTATCTCTAGTTGTTACATAAACTTGACCGCTTTTAGTTGTAACGAGAAACCCTGCGTAATTAGGCAGTTGAACTGAACTTTGTATATTGTCTGCGCCAGTTTTGCCTGTTGCTGTGAAAAAATCTTCTAATGTTTTTCGTGCGTCTGCCCCTGCCAAAATAGCTTCTGCATATGGACGACCGCCTTCTTGCCCTACTAAATATCTTATTGTTGTATTTCTTTTTTGCAAAGCTTCGTCTTTTGCTATTCTTTTATCGGCTAAAGCTGCTAACCTTTTACCAAAATTTGTTCCGCTCATCGTTCCAAAAGTTCTAATAGTTTCAGGATTTTGCAAAAACCCCATTATACCATTGGCCTGTGGTCTTTGCCTATTAGATATTTGATTTTTAAACATAGAAAATACATTCATTGGTTGGTTGCTAGGTTGCTGCATTTCATTTTGTCCTTTTACCTTTGGTCCTTTATACCCGACCCATGCGTCCGTGCCTTGTGTTTTTAAAATCCATTTAGCTATTTTATCTTGCGTTTCTTGCGTAAATTTTGTGTCACCGTCTAATCCTAAAGCATTTTTAGCATCTCGTAATGTTGTACCTACTATTTGATATGCGCCCATTGGCGTTGAAACTTTACCATCGTTTTGTAATGCTACGAAATTTGCATAATCGCCTTTTGGGTCTGCAAACTCTAAAGCTTCGTCGATAGTCATATCAGTAAGTTTTACATCACTAAATAATCCTTTCGGTCTATTAGAATAGCCAAACAAAGCATCATAATCACCTCCGCTTTCACCTTCAAATATGCCTTGTTGTACGTCTTGCCATCTTATCATTAATTAAAAACTCACGGCAGAAAATGGGTCAAACCCGCCAAATGGTAAACTTCCAATTCCTCCTAGAATATCAAACAAACCAAGCTTTTCTTGTTGTATTTGATTATTTCTAGGCTGACCGCCAAAAATACTAGAATAATAACTGAGGTTTTCTCTTGGGAATCCTAGGTTGGCTAGTGTTTGCGCTCGTGCAGCATCTAACAACTGTTGCTGTTGTCTCATAGCTAAATCACTAGCACGTTGTTGTTGT